GTCAATTTTTTACATGCACAGAATTTACATTTGGGAAATGAATACGCAATATAAGCGAGGTGAATAATGGGTTCACATAAAAAACCGCAGGCTTTGCGAGAAGTTCAAGGCACTGCAAATAGAAATAAGCATCGAGACAACCAGAATCAGCCAGAAGTGACGAGAGGCATTGGTCCAGCACCTGAGCACTTTACAAGCGAGCAGGTGAAAGTATGGGATTACCTGGTTAGCGTGATGTTTGCGGGCGTTCTTGCTGAGAGTGACCGGCCAACTATGGAAATGATGGCGGTTTTATTCTACCGGTTCCGCCACGGTGACTACGAGGAGAATTCTGTATGCCCTGCTCTCAATGGTGTTGAGTTGTCGCGCCTTGATTCTTTAATGGGTCGGTACGGAATGACACCAAGCGATAGAACAAAGATCGTAGCTCCTAAGAAAGAAAAATCTAATCCATTTGCGGAGATGTAATGCAGGATTACTCAGTAACAGCAGACAATTACGCCTATGATGTTATCTCAGGTCAGGTTCTGGCTAATAAATGGATAAAACTCGCAGCTAAGCGACACCTTGACGACAAGAAAGCACAGCAAAACGGCGACTATTCATATCTGTATAGTGAAGAAAAGGCGCACAAAGCCTGTAAATTCATCGAGGCGCAGTACCACACAAAGGGCAAATGGGCGCAAAAGAAGCACAACTTACTACTTGAGCCTTGGCAAATCTTCTTCGTTTGTAATGTTTTCGGATGGCTTAGAGCTGATAAAGGCATCAGAAGATACAGAGAAGTATTGTTATTGGTGCCTAGGAAGAACGGTAAATCCGCTTTAGCGGCTGCTATTGGTCTCTATATGCTTGCGGCTGATAATGAGTACGGCGCAGAGGTTTACACTGGGGCAACCTCTGAGAAACAAGCTAAAGAAGTGTTCACTCCCGCTCAGTTAATGGCAAGAATGAATCCAGCCATGACGGGGCACTTTGGAATTGATGTCAACGCATCTAATATCTGCATAACTCAAAACGGTTCTAAGATGGAGCCTATCATTGGCAATCCTCCAGATGGCTCCAGCCCATCTTGTGCCATTGTTGATGAGGTTCATGAGCATAAAGACAGTCGGCTGATCGACACAATGATTACAGGTATGGGTGCGCGTGAGCAACCTATGATGCTGTACATCACAACAGCAGGCGATAATATTAGCGGCCCCTGTTATCAGCTCCAGCTTGAAGCGCAAAAATGCCTAGAAGGGGTCATGGTTAATGATGAGCTGTTTCCACTCATATACGGCATTGACCAAGGTGATGACTGGGCAGATATTGAAACCCTAAAGAAGGCAAACCCTAATTATGGCGTGTCTGTTTCTGATGACTTCCTATTGTCTCGACTTCAAGACGCAAAGAACAACGCAAGAAAGCAAAGCACATTCTTAACCAAACACTTAAACGTATGGGTTGGCTCTCGTGATGCGTTCTACAACGTGGATAAATGGAAGCAATGCGCGGACAAGATAAAGCTGTCTGATTATTTTGGTCAGCCAATTTACATAGGTATGGACTTGGCTAGCCGCGTAGATATTGCAGCTATTGAGGTTCTGATTCCGATAGATGATTACTATGTACGCTTTGGCAAATACTACTTACCAGAGGCAGCGGTTGAATCTGGCAATGAAATGTACACAGCATGGATGCGCGAGGGCTGGCTAACTGTTACGGATGGCGAGATCATCGACTTTAATGTTATCAAAGAGGATATTCTAGAGCTTTGTTCTCAATTTGAAGTTAGAGAATTGGCCTATGATCCCTTTCAGGCGACCATGTTAATCACTGAATTAATGGCTGAAGGCGTACCAGTTGTAGAAATGCGCCCTACCGTGTTAAACTTCTCGGAGCCTATGAAGTCACTTGATGCCTTAATTAGAGCTAAGAAGATTAAGCACAATGGCGACCCGGTGCAGGAGTGGATGATTTCTAATGTAGTCGCAAAAGAAGACGCGAAAGAAAACGTCTATCCTAGAAAGGAAAGGGCAGAAAATAAAATTGATGGAGTTATCGCATTGCTAATGGCTTTAGGTAGATGTCAGCACGAACAAGAAGCGGCTATCGACTTCGATAACTTACTAACGGTGACATTATAAATGGCATGGTATAAATTCGGCTTCGGTCGTGGTGGTGACAGTATTCAGACTGGTACGCAAAACCCGCTACCGGCAACAAGAACAAAAAACGTCACATTTGATCAGGCCATGGCGGTATCTGCTTGTTGGGCTTCTACCAGATTGCTATCAGAAACAGTGGCAGCGATGCCAATTCAATGTTTTGACCGTGATGTTGAAACAAATGTCAAAAAGCCTAGAACTGATTACGATCTTTGGCGACTACTCAACTATTCACCAAATAGATATCAAACCAGAACAGAATTCATAGAACAAATAATGCTCAATCTTGTTACATGGGGAAATTCTTATGTGGCAATAGAGCGCACGTCGCGCCGTATAACTTCCTTGATTCCTCTTTCATCCTCTCAAATGGAGGTTGATTTGCTTGGCAATGGAGACAGGGTTTATAAGTACACTTCGGCTGATAGCTCTATAAAGGTTTATGCTGAATCAAGTATCTGGCATATAAAACTATTTGGTAATGGCTTGGTTGGCCTTAGTCCTCTTGGCTATGCCTCAAACACAATCGGGATAGCTATTGATCAGGCCAATAGAGCTGGTGAATTATCAGCAAATGGCGGAAAGACTAACGGTGTTTTAACTGTTGATCAAGCCCTGAAGCCTGAGCAGCGAGAGCAGATTAAGAAATCATTCTCTGGCTTACAGCAAGGCAATCAGGCGGAGCTTTTTGTTTTGGAGGCTGGCTTTAACTATCAGCAAACAAGTTTAAGTCCAACCGACATGGAGCTGTTAGACTCAAGGCGTTTTAGCATTGAGGATATTGCACGTTTTTATGGTGTGCCTTCTGTATTAATTAACGATACCGCAAGCGGTACGACATGGGGCAGCGGCATCGAGCAGATTAACATGGGCTTCTATAAGTTAAATCTTAAACCTTACCTGGAGCGCATAGAATCAAGCATTAAGCGCCATCTGATGCCAAGATCAGATTGGGATAGCGTTGATATTGAATTCAACTTTGACTCACTACTTCGAGCTGATAAATCAACACGATTAGACGCGCAGGCTAAAGCTGTAAACGCTGGCCTACTCAAGCCGAATGAAGGGCGAGCGGAAGAAGGCTTACCACCTGAGTCAGGCGGTGATACAATTTACTTAAACGGCACTTTAGTTCCTGCTGGAACAACACAAAGACAAGTACAGGCGGATGCTAATAATGGAGCATAAACAATTAAACCTTGCCGAATGCGAGGTAAAAATGGGCGCAGAGGGTTCATTAAAATTCAGCGGCTACGCTTCTGTTTTTGATGGCTTAGACTCTTACGGCGACACAATACAGGCAGGAGCCTATAAAGAAACAATCGAGAATCGTGATCGTCCAGTCCAATTACGTTGGAATCACTATGGCCCTGTAATTGGTAAATTTACCGAGATTTACGAAGATGAAAAAGGCCTTTTTGTATCTGGCGAACTAACGAAAGGGCATTCAGTTGCAGAAGACACAGCGGCTTTATTGCGTCATGGTGCAATTAGCGGCTTATCTATCGGGTATGTAGTCAAAGACTTTGAGCAACAAGGTGTTGTTAGGGTTTTAAAAGACATTGAGCTGTTCGAGATTTCAGTGGTAGAAACTCCGGCAGATAATAACGCGCACATTACCACAGTAAAAAGCGCAACCAAATTAAAAGACGTTGAGCAAATTCTACGTCAAAAAGGTTTTTCACAAAAAGAAGCTACAGAGATTGTAGCAACAGTGAAGAAAATTCACGGAGAGCGTGAAGAAGAAAAAGCAAAAGAAAACCAAGTTGAAACAATTAAAAACTTTATTAAGGAGACATATTAATGTCTGATTTAGAATTGAAAACCGCTCTCTCTGAGATGCACGAAAAAATCGAAGCCAAGATGCAAGCTGTAACTGAAAAGTCAGAAGCAAAAGGCGCTGAATACAAGCAAGCAATTTCTGAGCTTGACGCTTCAATCAAATCATTAAATGATGAGATTGCAGAGCTTGCACAGAAGCACGCAACCACTCAAGAAGTGATTGAAGCTAAAACTTTCGGCCAGCAAGTGATGGAATCAGAAGGCGTTAAGTCTTTCTTAGATGGCACTTCTAGCCGTGCTCGTGTTGAAGTTAAAAACACTATCTTGAACTCTGGTAATGCCTCATCTACTCACGACCAAATGAGCGGCGTTGTTCCTGGTGCTTTCCGTCAGCTAACTGTTATGCCAACGGTTATGACTGGTAGCGCAGCATCAAATACTATCTTCTACTCTAAAGAGTCTAGCTGGGTAAATGGTGCAGCTTCACAGGTTGAAGGCAACGCGAAAGCAGAAGCCACTCTGACTTTTGAAGAAGTTAGTGAGCCTGTTCGCACGATTGCACACTTCATCAAAGTTTCTAAGCAAGCTCTTGATGATTCAACCTTCCTGAGTTCTTATATTGAGCGCCGTCTACGTCACGGAATCAATAACAAGGTTGAAGACCAGGTTATTAACGGTGATGGAACTGGTGTAAATCTTTCAGGTTGGTTAGCTACTGGAAACCACACTGTAATCAGCCCGCTTTTAACTGTTGACTTCTTCGGCTTGGCTAACAAGTTGAAAATGGCGGTGATTGCAGCGGATTACGAGCCTAGCTACTTCTATGTTAACCCTGCGGATTGGGGTACAGCAGAAACAGCACGCCGTGCATCTGGTGATAATGCGTTTGTTGCAGCTTCCGGCGCGGTTGCTTACGTCAACAACGGTTTAACTCCAATGCTTTGGGGCTTGCCTGTTGTTCTTTCTAACAACGTACCAGCAGGTACGCTAATCTGTAAATCTACAGAGGCGGATATGTACGCAGAGCGTGAAGGTACAGTGGTTGAGATGTTCGAGCAAGACAGCGACAACGTGACCAAAAACTTGGTTACTGTTCGTGCTGAAACTCGCGGTGCTGAGCTTGTATTCACTGCTGCGGCCATTTGTACTGGCAACATCGCTGGCATCACTGCTTAGTTATAGGCTGGGGCGGCTTAGATAGCGCCCCTAGTTTTTAAGGGTTTTTAATATGTATATTGCAAAAAAGAATTTTATGTCTTACATGCTTGGCGATGTCAAAAAAGGCCAAGAGGTTGGTCATAATAAGGCATGGCTAGACGCTGGATTGATTGAAGAAGTAGAATCTAAGCCAGAAGCAAAAAAAGAAATTGAAACTAAGCCAAAAAAGTAGAAGAAAGAAACTAAATGAAAACAATAGTTTTAGCGCCGCCACTTACTGAGCCTGTAACACTGCTTGAAGCAAAAGAACAGCTTAGAATTGAGCCAGCATTTACAGAAGATGACAGCTACATTTCCTCTTTGATTAGTGTTGCCCGTGAGCGATGCGAAAACTATTGTAATCAATATTTTACTGAGCAGGATATTAAAATATTATATTCTGGTTCAATCCCTTCTGTTGTGTCGCTACCTTACCCTGGCTTAACGGTAACTTCGGTTACATATACCGACAGCGACAACGCACAACAAACAGTTAATCCAATAAACTATATTGTTGATGTCACAAATCAAACTATCACTTTCACCGAGACTTTTGATTCTATTAACTTTCAGGTGCTGGCGACAACAAGCGCACCAACTCAAATAAATGGCGTTCAGCAGGCTATCAAGCTTATTCTTACCGACCTTTACGAGCTGAGAACTGAAACAGCAGTAGGCGTGTCGCTTGCTGAAAATCCAGCAGTTAAAGCCGTTTTATATCCGTATCGTGAGAGCCTTGGAATATGACATATAGAGCGGGTGAACTTGATCAAAGAATTACTTTTCAAGAGCGTCAAAGTGTTTCTGATGGCATGGGTGGTTCTGCTGATACTTGGGTTGATATTTCGGCGCTTTCTTCGGTGTGGGCGCACGCAAGGCCAAAGTCAGGACGAGAAGTAACTCAGTATGATAGGGTAAATGCCGAGACTGGTTATTTGTTTGTAATTAGAAATAGATCAGACCTGCTGGAATCCTATCGCATTTTATGGGATGGCGAGCCGTTCAATATTAAGGCTATTAAAAAGCCAAAGGGTCGCGCCCTATATATGGAAATAGAAGCAGAACGCGGAGTTCCACAGTAATGGCGGCTTCTGAGGTTGAAGTAATCGGCCTTGAAGATATTAAAAAGGTCTTAGAGGAGCTAGCGCCTAAACATGCCCGCAACCTATCCAGAGCAATGGTTCACGGCATGGCATCAGAGACGGCCAAAGAAGCAAAAAAACGAGTACCAAAGAAAACAGGACGGCTTAGAAAAGCGATCAAGGCAAAGCGTAGGCGCGGGAAACCAGGACAACCTGTTTCTGATGTCATTGTAGAGTCAGGAAAGAATGCAAAAAATGACGGCTTTTATTGGCGCTTTGTTGAATTTGGAACGGGTGGACCAGTGCCACAACCTGAGCAGCCATTTCTAAGGCCTGCAAAAGATATGATACAATCAAACATGCCGAAAATAGTTGAAGAACAATTCACAAAAAAACTAGCGGCGGCAGTTAAACGAGAGCAGAAGAAGATAGCGAAAAATGGCTAATTTTGAAACCGTAGTACAGACAGCGATTTATTCCAAGCTGGCAAATGATGCGCCGCTAAATACTGTCATTAAAGCGGTTTATGATAACGTACCGCAGGCCATAAGCTCTGGCGATGATGCAAACTTTCCCTATGTTGTTATTGGTGAGGACTCTCACACTACAATAGACACAGACACTGAATTAATGAACCAAGTTTCAATAACTATCCATACTTGGTCTAGGTATTCAGGAAGAAGCGAAACAAAACAGGTTCAGGGTTTGATTTATAATGCCCTGCATCGTGCAAACCTGATAGAATCAGGGTATAAATTTATAAATATTGCTCAAGTGGGTTCGGAATCGTTTTTAGATTCGGACGGATTCACTAGGCACGGCGTACAAACTTTCAATCTCCTAATTGAGGAATTATAAAATGGCTGGAGCTTCACGCGATCTCTTGATCGAAAAAAATAACACGGCGCTTGCCGGTATTAATTCAAAGTCTCTGGCGCTTGCGAAAGAGCCTATTGACATCACAACTGATGAAGATAACGGCTACCGAACTTTGCTAGCAGAGGCGGGTACTAAGTCGCTAGATATTTCATTTTCTGGCGTAACTAAAGACACGCTTTTACGCTCTCTTATTATGACTGAGCAAAGCATGTTGCTAACTGACATTACCATCCAATACCCTCCTGACGGCGCTCAAGCTGCTGGTGATACTATTTCAGGCGATTTCTATTTCAATGGTTTCACTGAAAACGGTGGCGGCTCTGATGGTGCAGTAGAGTTTGACGGTACACTGCAAAGCTCTGGTCCTTGGACTTACACGGCGGGCGTTTAATGGCTATCTTTGAAGATATTACATTAACCTTTGGTGGTGACGAGTTCACCATCAAAGGAAACCAGGTAATGAAGCTCATAGCTCAAATTGAGGACGTTATTAGCCTTCAAGAGCTAACAAGCCAGCCTAAGCTGTCAAAATTAGCAGAGGCTTACGCTTTAGCTATCAATTATGCCGGTGGCAAGGTTATGATTGATGAGGTTTATGCTTCCTTATTTGGTGATGATGGTGCTGGAAATGTTCAAAACTCAATCACGACTTTGATTATGATGATGCTGCCACCTTCAACCTACCAGCCTGATGAAGAAAAGCAGGGAAAGCAAGCGGCGGCGGTTTAGTTAAAAACCTATATTTAACAGCCGTTACAAGCTTCGGGATAGCGCCTAGTGAATTCTGGACGCTACATCCTGCCGAATTTTGGTGGATTGTTGAAGCTAAAGCGCCGCATTTATTTCAAGAGCCACAAAGAAAACGTTTACTACGTTTATTAGAAGAAGGTTTTTAAATGTCTGACGATATTTTTGTACGCTTTGGCGCAGATATTGACCCGCTAAAGCGAGGAGCAAAAGAAGCCGCTACAACACTAGACAAGGTTGGCGCTCAAGCAAGAGCCACTGGCGGCGCAATGGCTAAAATGGCCGCAGCCTCTGCTGTTGCCGGTACTGCTATCGGCGTTAAGCTAGTAAAAGATTCTCTCAGTGCTATTGACGCACAAGCCAAGCTAGCAAAACAACTTGGAACCTCAAGCGCGTCTATGGCAACCCTTGATAGGGCGGCTGAAATGTCGGGCATCTCTATGAAGCAAATAGAGTCAGGTGCTAAAAATCTTGAGGTTGTTATGGGTGAGGCTGCACAAGGCACTGGCGCTGCTGCCGATACACTTGATAGATTAGGGCTATCAGCATCTAGCTTGGAGGGTATGACCCTTGACCAAAAGCTACTAACAATCAACCAAGCATTAAAAGACAATATACCAGCAACAGAGAGAGCGGCTGCGGCATCTGATTTATTTGGCAAAAAAGCTGGCTTTGCAATAACTCAATTAACCCCTGAAACAATCGCAGAATCTAAGCGCCAAATGGAAGGCTTTGGACTAGCAATTTCAGATGTTGACGCAGCAAAGATTGAGGCGGCAAATGATGCTATGTCTAGCATTGGTCGCGCTGTTGATGGGGTTAGTCAGCAAGTAACTATTGCTTTGGCTCCAATTCTTGAACAATTAGCGATTAATTTTCAAGAAGCCGCTATTGAGTCAGGTGGATTTCAGCAGCAAGCGACTGATGCGGTTAACGGTGTAGCAAAAGCGGTTGGCTTTATCGGCAACGCCTTCACAGGTGTCGAGCTTGTAATTGATGGAACTATCTTAGGATTTAAAGCGCTTCATGCTGCCGCTCTTGGTGTCGCTTCAACTATTGCAGAATCTATCGAGGGAGCAATACAGGGAGCGGTTGGCACAATCAATGGTTTGATTGATTCGGTTAATAACATATCTGGGGTAGATGTTTCCAAGCTTGTTGTTGGTCAATCTGAAATGGTTGCCAGTATTACAGCGGCAGCGATGGAGGCTAATGGCGAATTACAAGCAGCAACGCAAGAGCTTCACAATAAATTAATGACTCCGCTTCCTTCTGAGCAAGTTGAAGCATTCATTGCGTCAATTAATAACCCTGCAATAGTAGAGGCAAAGCAAGCGCAAGTTGACCAGCTAAATCAGATTGATGAGCAAGCAGCTACACAGCGAATCTCTAAAGAAGAAGAAGTTCAAAGCGCATTGGCACAGATTAGAATGCACTGGGGAAGCCAGCAAACTGGCGCTGTATCTCAAATGTTTTCTGATTTGTCAACTCTGCAACAGTCAGGAAATAAACGACTGTTTGAAGTTGGCAAGGCTGCGGCTAGAGCTAATGTTGTAATGTCTACTTATGAGGGCGCTCAAAAGGCCTATACCTCTCTCGCCGGTATTCCTGTTGTAGGCCCAGCATTGGGAGCGGCGGCTGCTGGAGCTGCCATTGTTGCTGGCGGTATTCGATTGCAGGCAATCAATAGTACGAGTTTTGGAGGCGGCGGATCGGTTAGCGCGGGAGCTGGAGCGGCAACACCTGCGGCTCCTACAGCCTCAGCAGTAAGCGCACCAGAGCAGACTAGAACGGTTAGAGTTGATACACTAGACCCTAATTCGCTTGTTAGCGGCTCGATGGTAAACAATATAGCGGAGCAGCTTGTAGAGCTGCAAAATGACGGTTTTAAATTGGTGGTTTAATGTCTACAGTTATCGGTTCGGCGCTTGTTGTAAGCCCTTTTATCAGTGGTGACAAAGGGGTTTTATGCTATGAGAATATAGTTACAGCGGATAATATAAGCGCTACTAGCTCAACAGTTGAAAACCCAATCACAAACATAGCAAATCCTGTTACGGCGTACCTGTGGGAAGCTGGAAGCACGTCAACGCAGACTATAACTATTAATTCTGATGGTGCTGAGGTTGACTATATTGGAATAGCTAGGCATAACTTAAATCAAATTGGCTTAACTGTGTCGATTAAATATAATGGAACCACAGTGGTTCAGCCTCAAGCTATTTCAGACACTCAGGCCATTTTATTCCTTCGTGGCATAGCAACCCCAACCACTATAGAAATAGTCATAACTGGAGCGACTGAGGCGGCAAAAATCGGGGTTTTATACATCGGTAAAAAGCTTGAATTGCAACGCGGTTTGTATGTTGGTCACACCCCAGTAACTTATGGCCGTGATCGTGTGGCGGTTAATGGCGTTTCTGAAAACGGTCAGTATCTTGGTGAGATTGTTGTAAGGCAAACAAACTCAACACAAGTAAGCTTGCAAAACTTAACGCCAGAATGGTATAGATCTATGCTTGATCCTTATTTTGCATTGTCTCCTAGAATACCCTGTTTTTTCGCTTGGAAGCCTGAAAAATATCCCGCCGAGGTCGGTTATGTATGGGTAGAGGGAAATCCTAAGCCAACTAATCAGCGTAGCAATGGGATGATGCAAATAGACTGGAATTTTAAGGGCGTGGCATGATTGAGAGAATTACTTTAGTTGAGATTGATCTGGATCGGTGCTCAAACACTTACGGCTCATCACCTTGCACAGCTTCTATTCCTACTACTGGTGAAATAAAGTGCTTTAATTGCTACGCAACTTGCCAAGACAAGCCAAACTACACGCAAGAGACTGTTACGGCTAGATACTCAACCGCTAGCGCTCAGCTGTCAGCAACATTTGAAGCAATACCCAATATTGAAAAAGTAAACATCCGACCGGCTAAATTAGAGCTAGGTGAGTCGATTGGTGTTCGCGCATCCATAAATATTGATTTTAAAGATTCCAGATTTCCCGATACTGGCCCAGAGGGTGATAGATACCTATCAGACAGGGATTATGACCCGTTTCAAAGGGGTACATACTGGGGAAAATTTCGCGCTCGCTGGCCGTTTGTACAAGGTTCGAATATTCGCTTAATTCGCGGAAACTCTACGCAATCAATCGAGCAAATGGAAACTCGCCATTTTATTATCGAAAAAGTAGCTGGCCCAAACAGCAGCGGCGGTTTTGTCATTCAGTGTAAGGATGCCTTACAGTTGGCTGATGGTAAACAATCGCAAGCGCCGCTATTGTCCAACGGCTCAAGCTTAAATGCTTTAAACGCTGTAGAAACAAGCATAACACTTGATCCTGTCGGTATCGGCAGTGAATACCCAAGCAGCGGGATAGCTCAGATAGGCGGTGAAGAAGTTGTGAGTTTTTCGCGTTCTGGTGATATCCTTACAATTGTTCGCGGCCAATACAACACTCAAGGCGTAGAACATGATGCTGGTGCGCGCGTTCAAGTTTGCATTGAATACACTCAAAAAACAGTTAGCTTTATTCTTAATGACCTTCTTTTGAATTATGCCAGCGTACCATCTGAGTTTATCCCTCTTGCAGACTGGACAACAGAAGACAACAACTATATTGCGCGTAATTATTCTGCATTAATTGCAGAGCCAACAGAAGTTAAAAAGTTAATAAATGAACTTCTGGAGCAAACGGCTTCTACTATATGGTGGGATGATGTAGCCAAGCTTTTGAAATTTCGCGTATTGCGAGAAGTTGCAACGGATGCGGCCTTATATGATGACTCTCAAATAATCGCAGGCAGCTTTAGCGCAAAAGATCAGCCCGACAAGCGAGTTAGTCAGGTATGGACGTATTACGGACAAATAAACCCACTTGAAAAGCTCGATGAGACAAAAAACTACGCTGCAACTTTAGCGGTTGTTAGCACTGAGTCTGAAACAAATTTTGGCGGCGTACCAAGCATTAAACGCATTTTTAGTCGCTGGATACCCGACACTGGAAGCGATGCAGCAGATAGGTTAAACCGTTTAATACTTTCCAGATATTCAACGCCGCCAAGATTGATTTCATACAATATTCAACGAGGCGCAAATGTAACTCCTGAATTGGGCGGTGGTTATCGTGCAAAATCTTGGACTATACAAGACGAAACCGGGCTACCAGTTGAGATGCCAATACAAACAATACAAGTTAAATCCAACGATACTGGATTTTCCGTATTAGCTGAGGAGGTTTTATACAATCAAACAGTCGCGCCAGAAGACCCCACAATTAAGAATATATCCATCGTAACAAGCGAAAACAATATAAACCTACGAAATAAGTTTTTCGATGTTTTCTCTATCATAAATACTGGAGATACTATTAACTTTACCATTGAATCAGGCGTGATTATTGGTAGTGCATCATATCAAACTCCAGCAATACAGGTAGGTGGCTGGGATGAGGATGTTACTGTAAATATTACAAATAATGGGATAATCGCCGGCCGTGGAGGTAGTGGTGGCGGTGGTGCTCGCATTAATTCGGACGGCTCACTTACTACAGGGTTTAATGGTAAGAATGGTGATGATGCGCTGGACTTTACATACGACAGCATAATACCAATAACAGTATTTAATCTAACAAACAACGGAACCATCGGCGGCGGTGGTGGTGGCGGTGGTGGTGGTGGTGCTGCTAAAGGGATTCTTGATGCTGGTTCTGAGGGAGTGTCATTCGGTGGAGCGGCAGGATCAGGCGGTGGTGCTGGTGCGTTTATTAATTGGCGCGGCATAGCTGGCACAATACAAACGCCTAACGCTGAAATTAATTTCCCGATACAAGCAAACGATGGGCAGAATTCAAGCGAAACTATCGCAGGTGTCGGTGGCACAGCGGTATCTTATATAGGCAATCTAAGCACAGTGACGAACGGTAAGGGCGGCGACGGTGGCTCATTAGGTCAGGCAGGACAAGATGGGCAAGCGGGGCAGTCTGGCGATCAAGGTGCGTCGGTCGGAGGCTTAGGTGGCGCGGCTGGTGATGCGATTTTAAAGCGCGGTAAAAATGTTACAATAAAAAAATACGGAACAATAGCGGGAGCAATAGTACCCTAATGACTAACTCAATTTGGCAAGCCACAATTCAGAATGACGCTGGGGATATTGTCCCGGGTGCTGAAATAACAGTGGTAGATGAAGGCACAGGCTTAAACGCCACAATATACTCAAGCAGAGGCGGCGCGGCTTTAGCTAATCCATTCTTTGCAGATGCTAACGGATTTGCGCAATTCTACGCAGCAGCCGGAACGTATCGAGTAACAGCAGAAAATACCGGTACGGGTGAAACCCAAACATGGCGATATATTGACCTAGGTGATGCAGCCAGTCGAGACGTAGGCACTAGCGCTGGGCAGCTTATGGAAGTCGGGGCGGGTGGCTTGTTAGGCAATACAATACGCTGGACAACAAATGACCTAAACGATATAAATAAAACTGGGTTTTACGACATTGACGGGTCTGATTCTAATGTCCCGAGCGGCGGAGGGCACCTAACACACGCTGAAAATAGCACAGAAAACAACGGTGCACAAAGTTATATAGATATAGTTGAAGGTCGTAGTTATTTCAGAGTTAAAGCTAATTCGAGTTTTCAGGGTTGGAATGAGTTTTATCATTCAAGCAACCTAAACCACCTGCAAAACACTAGCGGAGGCTCGATAGCAAGTAACGCCACAACAGCGGGCTCCAATTTAACACCCGCTCAAACCGGGACGTGGCTGAACGCTTCAGGCGCATCAATAGCAAATAACGGTTATGGATTATGGATAAAACAATGATTGATA